GATGCCGTTTATGGACGTCGACGAGGTGCGGCGCCTCGAGAACATGCCGAAGAACCCGAATTTAAAAACGAATGGAGGCACGAGTGCCGAAAAGCCTGACCCAGCTCCTGGCGAGCAACAAGAAACGGCCTGATCGCCTGCCGCAGTCGCGGATCGTCGCGAGCGCGGACGAGACCGAAATTTACATCTACGACGCGATCGTGGCCGACGAGGACACCGCGTACTGGTGGGGCGGCGTCTCTGCCGAGGCCCTGGTGCCGGCAATCCGCAACATCAAGGGCGGCACGATCCACCTGCGCATCAACAGCCCCGGCGGCGATGTGTTCGCAGCGCAGACCATCTGCCAGGCGATTCGCGATACCGGCGCCAAGGTGATTGCACACATCGACGGCTATGCCGCCAGCGCGGCCACCGTGATCTCGATCGCGGCCGATGAAGTCGAGATCGCCGCTGGCGGTTTCTTCATGATCCACAACGCCTGGACCTGGGCGATGGGCAACGCCAACGACCTGACCGCCACGGCCGTCCTGCTCGGGAAAATCGACAGCAGTCTGGCAGGCCAGTACGCGGCGAAAAGCGGCATGGACGTCGATGACGTGCGCGCCGCGATGGACGCCGAGACCTGGTACACCGCCGAGGAAGCGGTGGCCGCCGGCCTGGTCGATCGCATCGCCGCCGGCAAAAAGGCCGAGGCCTCCTGGAACATGAGCGCCTACGCCAAGGCGCCGAAGATCGAAAACAAGGAACCCGACCAGGTCGACCCAATCGCCACCGCTGAACACCGCGCCCGCCAGCAGCAACGCATCTCGATGCTGGCCCGCATTGCAAGTTAGCTGACGCTCTCGCGCCACTAAGTCAGCCGCCCTCGAGCGGTTTTTTTTTGCCCCAACCAGGCCGCGAGAGCGGACCACCCACCGAAAGGTAATACATGAGCAAGCTCGCACAACTGCGCGCCCAGCGCGACGCCGTGGCCAAGAAGGCCCACGACCTGAACAACAAGTACCCGGCCGACCAGCGCATGCCGGCCGCCGAAGCCGCGCAGCTGGACGGTTTCCTGGCCGAGATCGAAAAGATCGACGAGGACATCGCGCGCGAGCAACGCATTGCGCAGCTGGCCGGCGAGAATCCGGAAGCCCAGCACGACGCCGCGATGCAGGCGGCATATCGCGGCGGCGTGCGTGACGCCGATGAAGGCGCTGCACTGCGCGCCATGCTGTCCGGCGGTCTGTCGGCCCTGAGCGCCGAGCAGCGCAGCGCGATGAATGCGCGCGTGAACCACGACATCCGCGCCGCGATGTCGACCACCACCGGCTCCGAAGGCGGTTACACCGTGGCCACCGAGTTCAACAAGACGCTGATTCAAGCCATGAAGGCGGCGTTCGCCGTCCGCAGTGTCGCCACGGGCATGCAAACCTCGACCGGCGCGCAGATGCTGTTCCCGACTGCCGACTCCACCAGTGAAGAAGGTGAGATCGTCGGGCAGAACGCGTCGACCAATGCCGGCGAGACCACGGTCGGCCAGGCGTCGATGGACGTGTACAAGTACTCGTCGAAGTCGATCGCGCTGCCGTTCGAACTGATCCAGGATTCGATGTTCAACATCGAGGCCTACATCCAGAGCCTGCTGCAGCTGCGCCTGGGCCGCATTCAGAATCGCCATCACACCGTCGGCACCGGCTCCTCGCAGCCGCGCGGCATCGTGACCGCCTCGGGCGCCGGCAAGGTCGGCGCTACCGGCCAGACTGCCACCGTGACTTACGACGACCTGGTCGACCTGGAGCATTCGGTCGATCCATATTACCGCCCGTCCGGCAAGTTCATGATGCACGACGACACCCTGAAGGTTCTCCGCAAGATCAAGGACGGCAACGGCCGCCCGATCTTCGTGCCCGGCTATGAGCAGGGCAACCCGGGCGGTGCGCCCGATCGCCTGATGGGCCGCGAGATCATCATCAACCAGCACATGCCGGTAATGGCCGCGAACGCGAAGTCGATCCTGTTCGGCGACTTCTCGAAGTACCTGATCCGCGACGTGATGGACCTGACCCTGTTCCGCATGACCGACTCGAAGTACACCGAGAAGGGCCAGGTCGGCTTCCTGGCGTTCCAGCGCTCCGGCGCGAACATGGTCGACGTCGGCGGCGCGATCAAGTACTACCAGAACTCGGCCACCTAACCGCAACCGGCGGCCAGCTGCGGCTGGCCCCTCCCAACCCCGTAGGAGAAAGACATGGCAGAAACCAAAAAGAAAAAGGCCCGCGTGCTGGTCAAGTGCGCGCTGGGCGCAATCGACGATGTCGTCGAAATCGAAGTCGACCAGGAGAAGTCGCTGGCCGGCATGGTCGACACCGATCCGGCGGCTGTGAAGTACGCCGAATCGCTGAAGTAAGCCGGTGGGCATCGGGCCCGCCACCGCCGCCCTCATCGCTGATCTGCGCGAGTGGGCGGCCGACCCGGGCGCCTGGTGCTACCCGGTCAAAACCACACGCGGCCGCGCCGTCCTCTTTCCGGAAGACGTCGCCGGCTGCACCGATGAACAGCTGGTCGCGGTGATCTGCGAGCGGCTGAACGAAAACACGTAGAGGACTACATGGCCATTACTGCCGCATTCCCGAACCAGGCGAAACTGGACGCGCTGATCGCCAGCTGCCCGCCGGGCAACGTCTACAAGGCTGTGCTCTACACGAGCGCCGCCACGCTGAACAAGGCGACGACGACCTATTCCGCATCGGGTGAGGTCTCCGGCGCTGGCTATACCGCTGGTGGCCAGACGCTCGCCGGCATCACCCAGGCTCTCGACGGCGACGTGGCGATCATGGATTTCTCCGATCCGTCGTGGCCGAACTCGACGATCACCGCCCGCGGCATGACGATCGTCGACACCACGAACGGAAACAAGGTCAAGGCGGTGCTCGACTTCGGCGCGGACATCACGTCCACGAACGGAACGTTTGCCGTCACCCTGCCGGCGCCGGCTGCGGCTACCGCCGTCATCCGGATCGCGTAACGCGGGCAGCCATGAAGACCCTGTTCATTGCGACCATCATTGGCGACGGCACCGACGCGGGCGGCGACTTTCGGCCGGCTACTTCCGACTACCCAGTGGGCGCGATTGCCGAGATCCCCTGGGACGACGCCGCAAACCGGCCGCTCAACACCTGGACGGTGGTCGAGATCAGCAGCGGCGACACGGCTGCCTTCGCCGGAGACGCGCGCATCGACGCGCTGCCGGTCTGTGCACTGGAGACGCCGGTGGCGCAGATCGACCCGGCACAGCTCGCCGGCATGCGCGCGGCGCTGGCGCGGCGCGGCATCGGCGTTGCCCTCGACAGCGAGCCCACGTTCGGCTCGATCGTCGCGGCCATCAAGCGCCGGGCCGGGGAGGGTAGCGTCACCCCAACCAAAGTGCAACTGACCCTGTAGCCATTATGGAATTTCTTCGTGACCCGCTAAATGGTACGCCAGGCGATGACCTGACAGCGGCCAACGGAGCATGGGTCAGGCAACCCGGCATCACCGGAGCGCTGATCATTGCCCCAGATGGCGAATCGGTTTGTACCACCGCCACGACCAACACTGCGGCTTACTATCGCTCCGATGCCGTGCCGCCCTCGCCAGACTATTCCGTCAGCGCAGATGTCACGATCCTCGATGCGATGGTCAACGCTTCGGCAGTGGGCGTCATCGGCCGCGCGTCAAGCTCGGCGATCACCCACTACCAGGTCCGCTTCGCTGCCAGTGTGACGGCGCCGAACGGAGCATGGCAGCTGCGCCGAATTGTCAACAACGTGGCCAGTACGCTGGCCAGCATCGCTGGCACCTATGTTGCGGGCCAGACCATCAATGTGAAGATGGTCATGTCCGGCAATGCGATCAGCCTGTACCTGGACAACAGCCCGACGCCGCTGCTCGGCCCTGTCAACGGGAGCACGATCGTGGCTGCGGGGTTCCCGGGCCTGCTCGGCTCGAACGTGACCGGCACGCGCGTTAGGATCGATAACTTCGTGGCCGACGATGGGCAGGTAGCGAGTGGGGCGGATGGTGCCGCGGTCGTCACTGGCGTCGCGAGCGGCGCCCAGGTCGGCATCGCTGCGGCCAGCGGCACGGCAGCAACAGCTGTTGCAGGAGTTGCAGCAGCGGTTGTCACCGGTTCCAGCGCGGGCCACGGCTCGGCAGTCGCTGCCGCGCCAGCCATCTCCGCAAGCGCGCTGGT